AGGTGTTAGCAACATACCTAGTGAGTCAACAACAAACAATACCTTAGGACGGTCTTCTTCGTTCATTGCTTTGTAGTCTGCCATAAACGTACTAATAGTCTTAGCAACGTCATCAATCATTGACATGTTAAGTTTTAGTAGTTTATCTTCTGATGTATCTACGTTAAGTGCTTGTAGCCATGCTTCGTCAAGTGCATTCTCTGAGTCAATAAGAACTACAAAGATACCTTGGTCTTGTGCGCTCTTAACAATGTTACCTGAACAGATATATGATTTACCTGCACCAGACTCACCTGCAAACACACTTACTTTGCCTAGTGGAATACCTTTGTTCCAGTCACCTGAAATAAGATAGTTGAGTGCATAATTACCTGTTGAAATCCAATCAGTGGGATCGTTAAATCCTGCACTCATACCTGTAATGGATTTTGTTAGTTGTGTCCGAAACTTAGTCGGATCAAATGCCTTAGTCGCCATTATTTCTCCTAATCTAAAAAGCCGTTAAAGGCTGTAGACTTGTTTTTTAAAATACAAGCCTACAGCGTTGTTTTTACTGTCCTTGACGTGCTCTAATCATTGCTAGAATGTCTTGAGCATTACCGTCACCTGCAGGAGCCGCTTCAGCCGCTGGTGCTGGAGTTGGTTCTGCTACCGGAGCAGGCGCCGCTTCAGCAACTGGTGCTGGAGCAGGTTCAGCAGTTCTTGAAGTTGCTGTACCATTAGTTGATGATGTATTTGGATCACCTGTACGTGCCGCCATACCTGCTGGACGGAAGTATTGACCCCAGCGATCCATATCAAATGCTTCACCGTCTACTGACGCTTCAAACATTTCTTGCATCACTTTAACTTCTACTTCACCTGGCTTTTTAGGCAGGAAGTCATTAAGGTTAAACAAGCCGTGTGTATTTACAGCCTGCATTTCTGCATCACCTAGTGGACGATCTCTACGAGCCCAATTCGATGTTGAATAGTCTGCATAACCGCCTTTTGATGTTTTATTAAGACGGAAGTCAACACCAGCAGTATAATCTGTTGGCAGTTCTTCCATATCAGGATCCATAAGAGCCTGCTTAATAATTTGGAAAATTTGTGGACCAATGATAAATCTACGGATTGGATTTTCCGGAGTTTGATCCTCTGCAAGTGGATTGTCAGTTACAAAGCCTTGGAAGATGTAACTACGCTTCTTCCAATATTTACGACCCATATCTTCTAGACTTGGATCTTTAAACCAACCACGTACTTCGTTAAGAATACCACATGATTCGCCATACATTTCCATACATGGAATTTGTACTTGTACTGGACGTGAATCAGTTTCACCTTTAACGCCTGCAAATGGAAGTTTAATCATAAGACGTTCTACCCAGAAAAAGGTATTGTCTTTATTGCCGTCTGGAAGGAATCGTAGTGTTGCAGTGTCACCTTCTTTCATGTTCCAGAAAGGGTAGATTGCGTTATCGCCACCGCTTGATGTGTTACCGCTTGTGCGGGTTTCTTGTTCTTTGAGCTTTGCTCTGATTTCTGCTAATGATGCCATAATAAATGCCTCCTTGTTAATTTGCCTTTATGGTCAGTGCCTTTAGTGTTTAGCACATAATACGTACTATACACTCTTTTAGACAGAAGTCAACCGAAATCTGTCCAAATCTTTAAAATTCTTTTATACTAGTCCTGCGAGCTTGCGTAGATCAACTTGATTGTACTCTTCGCTGTCGTCTAATTTATTGCCAGCTAGATCTCTACCCATCTTTTTGTTTGCGTCTTTTGCGGCCTTATCACCTCTTAATGGGTCTTTTACAATAGCTGTTGCTAATTTTTTGAATCTGCTCCATTCGCTATCGTCTTCTTCATCTTCTTCTTTTTCTTGAACTGCTGGCTCCAAGGACATTACATCTTCATACTTTGATTTAATTCTTTCAATAAAATCTTTAGCTGATTCGATATACTGATCGCCGTAGTCTTTTTCTACTGCTGTTAATACTGCTGTTTCGCCTTTTGGAAACTGTCCTGTTTCTCTATCAAACAAAGAAAGAATAAACTCTGTTACAGGAATTTGTTCCTTTTCTTTTGGTTCATCTGCGCCTACTTTAGATAATGCTCCATCTGGTCCGATTTTTACATCCATAGGTTCGTCCATGTCAGGACCTTCAGAAAACTGACCTAGTGTTTGATTAAACAGTTCATCTAGTTCTGCTTCCTCTGGTACACAGTTGTTTACACGCTTTCCATCTTTACCTTTTTTAGTTTTAGGATTACCAATTTTATATCCATCCCAACATGCTGGTCCGCCTGCTGGACTGCTTTTTTCGCCTAGTAAATCATCTGGGCCTAATTCTTGTGCTTTAGTTGCTTCACTTACTAGTTTATAAATGTAAGGAAATACATCTTTAAGTTCTTCGTTAAACTGGCGAATTGTTAACTGATCAATCCAGTTACTAGAAATGTCTTCTGGAACTTCTTCTAGTACTGCTGTTTCAAAACCGTCAACTGTTTCTGTATAAAAGTTTTTACGCTGTAGTTTGAATACTGTTTCTTTTACAGCTTCAATACGATCATTAACTACATCCATATAACCTGCAAGACCTTCGGCCATGACTCCGCTTCTTGACATATATGTTTTAAACTTACGTAGTTTGTTTAGTTCTTCTGACAGTCCTGTAATGTGCTTGCCAAAGTCGTCGTATGGATTGCCGCCTTCTGCAACGTGACGTGCCATTGCTCTTGCACCATTCAAGTGTTTGAATGGATATTTAAATCTTTCGCCGCCGTCACTTTCAATGTAGATGCTTCCAATTTTTTGTGTTCTGTTTTCGCTGACACTATCTGTATGTTTAATAACGATACGAGCAGTATCAACGTCTTGATAACTTAGCCTCGATGTACCGTAAAGTTTTGATTCTGTCATGGTGTTGTCTCCGGTTTTATTCGCTAAAAATTTATAATCTCTTCTATCTAGATTAGACTTTTGAATATCTCTTACATCAAAGTTTAATAGACGCTTACGGGCAAAAGTTCTAAGTTCTCTTAAAAAATCATACCAATTCTTTTTAGTTGCATTTTGTCCGTCGTCAAATAACTTGTTGCTATACATTACAGCAATTTTATCGTCGTCTAAACTAATGCTTACTTTTGAGTTTTTATTATAATCAAAATCAAAAAATCTGGATTCGCTAGGAATGTTCGTCACTTGTCCAGATTCATTGCCAATGGTGATTGTTTTAAATCTACCACGCAATTTTGAAAATAATTCTTCGCCTATTTTATTCAAGTCTTTCATGTTAATATTTATCAATAATTGGTACTAATGAAGATCGGCATCGGTGGTTCATAATCTTCATAATCTTCTGTTTGATTAAATGTGTTATATACCCTCGGATCCCAATCTTTAAGTACACTCATCATACGTAAAGCTAGTAATGTAGCACTTATTAAATCATCAGTCATACCTGACTTTGCCTGGTAACTTGATCCTGTAGCAACATATCCCTTTAATTCAGATATAAACGGTTTACTGTGTACTATCATTTTATCGTTTTCAATCATGGTCTTTAATCGACTACATGCAGTTACTTTGGTACTGTGTGTAGTATTAAACCCTTTACGGAACTTGCGCACATGTCCTTTTCGAATAGGTTCAGACACAAATAGTCCTGGTATATTCTCTTCCCCGAAATCGTTTATAACGATTAGTGCGGCTTCTCCTAATCCATTATTTTCAACACTCCAGTATATGCCTTGCGGATTTTGAGTTTCCTGTTCAATGTACTTACAAATGTCTGCAAGTACTCTAATTTGCCCAGGTATAGCAGTTGTATTATGTTGCCATTCTGCTACTTGTTCGTATGTCGGTAATTCAAATACTTGTATTGCACTGTAATCTCCACCTGTACCCATACTAGGATCAAGTGCTACAGCATAAGTGTATTGACTTGTTGGCTTTTTATACCAACGTGTTTGGCCCATATTCAATATAGGACTGTTGCCTTCCATAGCCGCAAGTTTTATAGAGTTAATAAGAGTTTCATCAAATACTAAGAACTCACAACCGTATTCACGACGGAACTTTTCTTCACCGATACGACCAATTTCTTCATCACGCCATTTGTCGTCTCTGTCCGGGTGTTCATCCCAAAATGCTCTAAATGCATGGAAGCCGTTTACGCCTGTTTCGCTTTCGTTACCATATTCATCAAACTTTTGTTCTGCTTGTTTCCAAATAGTAGCAAACGTATCTTCGTCTGAGTTAGGTGTGCT